GGTCAAGGTAGCCGAGATTTCGTGGAAGAGGCTCGAAAGCAAAAACGGAAGCGCCCGCCTTCGCGGCGATGAGCGAGTAGTACCCGACGTGTGCGCCGATGTCGTACACAACGTCGCTTGGCTTAATGGCTTTGCGAAAGGCCCATGCCTTATTCGCCTCGTAGGAACCGAGCCAGCAGCCATGAGTTGCAGAGCCGACTATCCACTTGGAACCGCGCAGAGGGCCGCTCAGAACCGGGACGACGGATTCCTTGGGAACAAGACGGAGAGGAAGACGAACGAGCTTCCCGAGTGGAGTGGTGGCCGCAAGCACGGGCATAAGGATACAGCAGACCTAGCTGCTCTGAACAACTACAGCAAGCGGTACGGCGAAGAGTGAGCGAGGACGTCAGCCTCAACGTCGGCCTGCATCCCGCGCAGCTCGCAGTCTTCCAGTCCCCGGCGCGCTTCACGGTCCTCACGGCGGGTCGGCGATTCGGCAAGACCAACCTCGCCACGGCGCGCGCCGCGGCGAAGGCGATGGACCCTCGGAACGAGCGCAGGAAGCCCGTCTTCGTGATCGCCCCGGTGGCGACGCAGGCGAAGCTGCTCTACTGGCAGCCGCTGATCGAGTTGCTCTTCCCCGCGCTCGATCCGCGCCGGCCGCCGCAGTCGAACGAGGGCCACATCTACCTGCAAAACGGGGTGATGATCGGCGTGAAGGGGGCGGACAGGCCCGACACGCTGCGCGGTGTGGGTTTGTGGCACGCCGAGCTGGACGAGTTTGCCGATATGCGGCCGGAGGTGTGGGAGTCGATTATCCGACCCTCGTTGGCCGACGTGAAGGGCACTGCCGGTTTCATCGGGACGCCGAAAGGTCGCAACCACTTCTACGATCTGTGGATCGAGGCTGGCGGCGACGGGGCGTACCGCGGGCAAGGAATGGGGCTTCGGGCGGACGGCACGCGCCCGCCTGCGAACGAGTGGGGCGCGTTCCACTACACGTCGCTCGACAACCCGTTCCTAGACCCGGTGGAGATCGAGAACGCGCGGCGCACGATGGCGCCCTCGACATTTCGCCAGGAGTTCTTGGCGAGCTTTGAGACAGGGTCGCAGGACTCGTTCAAGAAGGAGTGGTTCCAGTACAGCGATGAGGAGCCCAAGGACGCTGCTGGCAAGGCCGTCCCCGGCGACTGGTACGTGGTGGTGGACCTCTCCGGCTTTGCGGCGATTGAGAAAGCCGTCGGCTACCGGCAAAAGCGCCTCGACAAGACGGCGATCGCAGTGGTGAAGGTGATGGACGACGGCCGCTGGTGGGTGCGCGATCTGCACCTCGGGCGTTGGGGCGTCGAAGAGACCGCTAAGCGCATCGTGGACGCGGTCGACAGTTGCAAGACGATGAATCTGGGCATCGAGAAAGGCGCGCTGTATCAAGCGGTCGCGCCGTATCTCAAGGCGGAAGCCGCGAAGCGTAGTCCGCCGATCATGCTGGCCGTCGAGCCGCTGTCGCACGAGAACAGATCGAAGCCTGAGCGCATCGGATGGGCGCTGCAGGGCCGGATGTCGAACGGTAAGATCCTTTTCCGCCCCGGCGCGCACATGCGCGAGGTGGAAGACCAGTTTCTGAACTTCCCGTCGACGCTGGTGCATGACGACGCGCCCGATGCGCTCGCGTACATCGCACAGTTGGCCGAAGGGCGCGTGTTTTCTCAGTTCGCGGAGGTCGCGGACAGCAGCTACTGGGAGCCCACAGACGCTGAAGTGGGCATTTAGAGGGAAAAATGGCAACCATCAACTTGAAGTCCGGCAAAGTCACCGACGCACCACACGGCGCGCGGGTACTGCCGGACGAGCGCGATTCGCAGCCGCCCCCGATCGACCCCAATGCGCCTCGCGACGACCTCGAGGGCCTGCGCGAGTGGGTCATCACGCGCGTCAAGATGTGGCGCGACCACCGCCGGAGCAACTACGAGCAGGCGTGGGATCAGTACGAGCGCCTCTGGCGCGGCATGTGGGCGACCGAAGACAAGCACCGCAAGTCGGAACGCTCCACGTTGGTCACTCCTGGTCTTGCTGAAGCGGTCGAGAACATCGTCGCCGAGGTGGAAGAGGCCCTTTTCGGTCGCGGCGACTCCTTCGACATGAAGGCGAAGTTCGACGAGAACGAAGACGCGAAGCGGATAGCCGACGACAACAAGGCGAAGCTCAAGGAAGACCTCGGGCGCGCGGATTTCAACCCGAATGTCGGCGAGGCGCTCATCAACGCCGCCGTCTACGGCTCCGGCATCGGCGAAGTCATCGTCGAGAAGTTCATGCTGCGCGAGATTTCGGCTTCGGTGGCCGCCGCGTACCCGCCGATGCCTGAATTGGGTAGTCAAATACCCGATTTGGGTATGCCGACGGGCCAGATGGGTCCGATGACCCCCGATATGGGGCCGGCGCCGATGGACATGGCCGCGCCGGGCATGGAATGGCCGGCGAACGCGCTTGCGCAGCCCCTCCTGGCGCCCACAATACAGCCCGGCGTGGGCTCGGCGCCGCTCGAAGCGCAGGTAATCGAGAAAGAGGTGAGCTACGCCTGCCTCTACAGCGTGAATCCGCGCAACTTCCTGATCGACCCGACCGCGCGCACCGTCGACAAGGCGCTTGGCGTGGCGATCGAAGAGTACGTCGGCGCGCACATCATCAGCAAGGGCCAGCGCGACGGCGATTACCACAGTGTGGACGTCGGCACGAGCGCTGGTGACACCGAACTGGGCGCCGATCGCCAGGTGGAGAACGAGTACACCTTCGACAAGGTCCACTGCATCCGCTACTACGGCCTCGTGCCGAAGCACCTGATCTTCCCGCCGGGCGAAACCGTCGATCTGAGCGCCGATCCGGTACTCGGCGAGGCGGAAGTGCCCGCGGTGGCCGAAGAGACGGTCGATCTTGACGTACTCGGCGTCGACGGCGCGCAAAAATCGGTCGAACCGATCGACACCGAGATGGTCGAGGCGATCGTCGTCATCGCCAACGAGTCGGTTTGCCTGAAAGCGGTCGAAAACCCGTATTTGATGAAGGATCGCCCGGTCGTGGCGTTCCCGTGGGACATTGTCCCGGGCCGCTTCTGGGGCCGTGGCGTGTGCGAGAAGGGCCAAGTGCCTCAGCGCGTGATGGACGCGGAACTGCGCGCCCGGATCGACGCCCTCGCCTACATCTCGGCGCCGATGATGGCGATGGACGCTTCGCGCCTGCCGCGCGGGTTCCAGCTTACGGTGCGCCCGGGCAAGTCGATTCTGACCAACGGCGATCCGAACACGATCCTGCGCCCGATGCACTTTGGGCAGCTCGAGCAGTCGACTTTCGCCCATTCGCAGCAGCTCGACCAGATGATCCAGCGCGCCACCGGCTCGCTCGATGTGATCGCCCTGGCGTCCAAGGCCGGTTCGGGCGACCCTCGTTCCGGGGCCACCTCGATGATGCTCTCGGGCATCGTGAAGCGCCACAAGCGCACGCTGATGGGCTTCATCGACCGCTTCTACGTGCCCGCGCTGCGCAAGATCCTCTGGCGCAACATGCAGTATTACCCGGAACGGTACGTTCCTCGCAACTGGGACTTCGTCGCTTCCTCGACGATGGGCATCATACAGCGCGAGTACGAGACGCAGAACCTTGTGCAGCTCCTGAACACGATGGAGCCGCAAAGCGCCGAGTACAAGATGTTGCTGATGGGCGTGATCTCCAACACGGGGCTCACGCACCGCCGCGAGATCATCGACATGCTCAAGAAGTCGATCGAGTCGGCGCAGCAGGCCCAGGAGATGCAACAGCAGTCGGCGGCCGACCCGCGGATGGCGGCGCTGCAGCAGCAGATCACGCAAGCCGGCGCCGAATTGCAGCTCGCTGAGTTGCAAGCCAAGGTGGCCGAGCTGCAAGCCCGCGCGAATCTGCAGAACGCGAAGGCGCAAAACGAACGCCTCGAGCCGGGCTTCCGCCAGGTGGAGCTTGCGACCAAGGGCATCTACCAGGTGGCCGCCGACCAACAGGACCGCGCGTTCAAGTCGCGCATGGCGGTCGTGGATGCCAAGTTGAAGGCTCGCGACATAGACTCGAACGAGCGTATCGCGAACGTGCAGTCGCGTGCGTCATTCGCCAGCGAGGCGATCAAGGCGCGCGGGGCTGCGGCTGCGGCGAAGAAAGCCGCGGCGCCTGCGCCTGCCCCGCAGCGCGTGCCGGTCCCGGTGCCCGTTCCGGTGCGCATGCCTCCGCCCCGGCCGCAGTTCATGGGTCGACGGGGCCGCCTGCTGGCGTAAAGCGGTACGGAGTAAACCAATACGGGGGTCAACGGAGGTGCCCAATTCGCTCCTGGGCACAGCCGCAGCAGGATAAAACCTGCGCCCCCGACCAATCTGTGAGCGAAAGGAGCGGATGTGACGACGAAGACGCTGCAGGACAAGGAGTTGCAGGAGCACTACGAGCAGATTTTCGCGATGTACGGCACGCGCGGCTGGGCGCGGCTGCAGGCGCAGGTCGACGAGATGATCGCGAGCTACGACTCGGTCGGCGGCATCAATACGGCCGAGGAACTGTGGTTCCGCAAGGGCCAGATCGAGCAGATGCTCTGGCTGCAGTCCCACCAGACGACGCACGAAGCGGCCTACAACGAGATTCTCGCCCAGCAGGAGGGCGGGGACGCCGAAGCCTCTACCGGCGGCGTCGCGAAGGTCACGGAATGAGCATCCGAGTTTTCGACTTTGTGTGTCTGAACGGACACACGAGCGAACAGTTTGTGGGTCCAGAGACACGCGCGGTGCAGTGCCCGGAGTGCGACCAGCTCGCGCTTCGCCAGCCTGCGGCGCCGCGCGCCAGGCTCGAGGGCATCACCGGCGCGTTTCCGAGCGCGGCGGACAAGTGGGTTCGGAATCGCGAGTCAAAAATGACTCAGGAGCGCCGGAACCAAGCAAATCACGGAACCTATAAATAGCGCCAAGTTAGATATAGGCAACATTTTAGCGTCGGCCCTCACGGGGGCAGCCGAGCGCTTTCACAACCGCCCCTCCACGAGCGACAGAGGAAAAGCACATGAGCGCAG